CGTTCAATGGCATTGCTATTGCTATGGCCGCTCAATGGGGTGGTCAAGTTATGCCACTTACTTTCGCACATCCCTTCCATCCTATGATAGCCCGACGCTAATGCAACGCGGAGCCACAGCCAAACCCATCCCCATCGGCCAACCTGAGCCGATGATCGCGGCTGACCTCGAGCGGCTGAAAGAGAACCGCAGCGCGCCGACGACTGTGAAAAAGCTCCGCGACTCCCACCACATGGTGGCTCGATTAACCGCTGCTGGACTTCGCCCGGGCGAAGTGGCGGAGGCTTGTGGCTACACCCGAGAGAGGGTAACTGCCCTCCTCAAATCCCCCGCCATCCAAGAGCTTGTGGCGCAGTACCGGGCTAAGGTCGACGTAAAATACGAAGAACGAATCGATGCCTTCTTAGCTTACCGCACCAAGAACATGGTAGCGATGGAACGGCACATCTCAGATGGTATTGCTGAAGCAGATGAGGCAGGGGAGTTGATCCCAATACGCACAGCCTTAGCATACTCGGCAGACTCGGCCGACCGCTTTGGTTACGGAAAGAAAACCCAACAGACCAACATCAATGTCGACTTCGCTTCTGCCCTAGAAAAGGCCATTGCTCGGTCGGGCAAAGGTCCTCAGATCGAGGGGTCTATAAGCCTGAGCGCCCCTCCCCAGCTCGGCTTTACGCCTGCCCCTCGTGTGACGGAGCGCGCTGTCCCCATGGCCGCTCCGTCACCTCTTCTTAGGAGGGCTTGAATGGGCCTCCTGCTCGGCACAGTAGGCTCATACTTCCCCGCGCTCGCCTCGTACGTGCTTGGCGCAGCGCTTGAGCGTGGGGGAGTTCTTTAATGGACCCAAAGCTGGTAGAATGGCTTGCCTCGGTGAAGGACGATCCCTACGCCTTCGCCCTTGGCGCTTTCCCCTGGGGCGAACCGGGCACCATCCTCTCTGACAAATCCCTCGACCCTTGGCAGATAGACATTCTCGGCTTGATCCGAGACGGGGTCATTGATGTCAACACCGCCATAAAAATTGCAGTCGCCTCGGGCCACGGCATCGGTAAAACGGCCCTCATTGCCATCATCATCCTCTGGGCGTTCTCCACCCTACCCGACACGCGCGGCCGTGTTACCGCCGGTACTGAGACCCAGCTAAAAACCACCACATGGCCCGAACTCGGCAAGTGGTTCAACATGTTCATCGCCAGGGATTCCTTCACCCTCTCGGCCACCGCGCTGATGTCCAAGGACCCTTCCCGAGAGCGCACATGGCGTATTGACCAAGTCACATGGTCCGAGAAAAATCCCCAAGCCTTCGCGGGTATGCACAACCAAGGCAAGCGCATCCTCTACGTCTTTGACGAAGGGTCCACCATCGTCGACGACATCTACGAAACCTCCGAGGGCGCCCTGACCGACCGAGATACCCAAATCATCTGGGTGGTCTTCGGCAACCCAACCAAGAACTCTGGCCGGTTCAAAGAACTCTTCTCGGGCGGTAAGCATAACAAAGGCTGGCACACCCGCAACATCGACTCGCGCACTGTTGCCATTACTAACAAAACCGACATCGCCAACAAGATCGAACTCAACGGCGAGGACTCTGACTACACCCGCATCCGCATCAAAGGCATGTTCCCACGCATCGGCGAGATGGAATTCATCTCCGCGGCCGTCGTAGAGGAGGCCATGGTCCGGGAAGTTAACGGTTCAATCTCTGACCCTCTCGCCCTCGGCCACGACGTGGCCCGCTACGGCTCGTCCGAAACCGTCTCTGCTTTCCGCAAGGGGCGCGATGCCCGTACCATCCCTTGGCGATTCCAGCGCGGGGCAAACACCACCGAACAAGCCGCGAAGATCATGGAAGACTTCTCCACCTACCACCCTGATGGGATTTTCATCGACGGTGGCGGCGTGGGAGGCGGCGTGGTCGATCAAGTCCGCAACCTACACCTCTTCTGCTACGAGGTCCAGTTTGGTGGCAAGGACGATGTAGGTGGCTCTGCTTGGGGCATCGACGGTGAGCGCTATGCTAACAAGCGGGCCGCAATGTGGGGCGCGATGCGAGCCTGGCTCAAGGGCGGCGCAATCCCTGTCGACCCAGAACTCAAGGCCCAGCTAATCGGCCCGACCTATACCTATAACATCCGGAACGAAATCCAGCTCGAGTCGAAAGAAGACATGATGAAACGGGGGATCGACTCCCCTGACCGGGCCGATGCTCTTGCCCTTACCTTTGCCTATCAACTCGCGGTCCATGCCAAAGCGGGCGGCACCCACCAACAAAAACCGGTTGTAGAGTTCGAATACAACCCTTACTCGGAACAAAGGATGTCAGCCTGATGACAAGCCCTATTCAAGCTTTCGGCAAAGGCCTCGCAGAAGGTGGGTCGGCTATTCAAGGAGGCCCTAACGGATTAGGGGCCATCGCGCCTCCTGCCGCCCCTCCGCCGCTTCCAATGGCAAACACGCCTACGCAAAGAGCCCCGCGTAAGAGCCAACAGCAGTCTTTCCTTTCCGGTGTGGCGGCCAGCGTAGGCACAGGCGGTGCGGGCAACACGGGCAAAACCCTTCTTGGAGCTTAGCCATGCCCCTTGTGCCGATCACCGACGCGCCTGAACAAGCACGGCCTCAGGCCGAACAGCCCGATCCGGTCTACCTTATGATGGCCGGTGCGATGATGCATCAGGAGGGGCGCTTCGATTTGGCTCAGAATACTCCCGTGACTTCCTACGAAGACGCCTATAACGAGCTGCACGACACTGATGAAACTCACATGGATGTAAGCCCTAAAGCCAAAGAGTTAATCGATGATGGGGAGGGCAATATTAGTAGTCGATCCGCCTTCCCAGATAAGGGCAGCGATGAAGGCCGAGAGAAGTGGATTAAAAAGTACGGATATGAAAAAGCCCTTGAAGTCCTTACTGCGCGCGAGGGTATGACGCAAAAACGTATGGATAAGGAGAAGGCTAAAGGCACTGCACAGGGTGATATGGACGCCAGCATCTCTGAGGGTTATGTAAATCATTTGCAGAAATTAAAAGCTGATTATCTTGGCAGGCAAGGATATTAGACGATGACCGCAGCCACCTCCACCTCCACCTCCGTCTCCAAGACCGACTACGACTACTACACCTTCGTAGTCGGCCGCCTCATGGGCATGCGAACCAACCGCTACTCTTGGTGGACCCACTGGCGCGAACTCGCCGACTACTTCCTCCCCCGCCGGTACAAGTGGATCATCACCCCCAACCAAATGGCCCGTGGCTCGCCGATCAACCAACACATCATCGACGACACCGGCACCTTTGCGGCCCGCAACCTCGCAGCGGGCCTTATGTCCGGCAAGTCCTCGCCAACCGCTCGGTGGGTCAAGCTCCGCTTCGGCCACTACGACACCACCCAGACCTCTCCAATCTCGCTCTGGCTGGCCGAGTGCGAGCGGCTGATGTACCTTGTTTTCCAAGAGTCGAACTTCTACAACTCCATGGCGCAGTTCTACTACGACCTTGTGATCTTCGGCACCGCCTCGATGATAATCTACGAAGACTACAAAAACGTCATCAACTGCTACAACCCCTGTTTGGGCGAGTACTACGTCGACATCAACGGCCGCTATTGGCCCTGCGTCCTCTACCGCGAATACACCATGACCATCTCGGCGGTTGTCGACGAGTTCGGCTATGACAATTGTTCCGCCACCGTGCGGAGCCTATACGATGCTAAGTCCTCAAAGTCTGGCTCAAACCTTACCAAAGAAATCATCGTCGCCCACGCTATTGAGCCAAACGATGACGATCGCGAGTTCGGCATTCCAAAACGGTTCGGTTACCGAGAGTGTTACTGGGAATGGGGTGGAAGCACTTCCCCACAATCCGGCTCACAGATGCCGCCTGCCTTCCTCCGAAAGAAAGGCTACCATGAACAACCGCACGTTACAGGCCGATGGGACCTTGTATCAAATGACCCTTATGGTCGGTCCCCGGCAATGGACGCTTTGGGTGACCAGAAACAACTCCAGTTGGAAACCAAGCGTAAAGCTCAAGCGATCGATAAGATGGTTAACCCTCCCCTTGTCGCCGATGTTCAGCTTAAGAATCAACCGGCGTCGCTTCTGCCTGGGGGAATGACCTACGTCTCCGGCTTCGCCCAGACCGGCAAGGCCGCGATCGCCTCTATCTACGACACCAAGTTCCCTATCTCTGAGATCGTCGAGGACCTCAACGAGTGTAAGGACCGGATCAAAAAGTGCTTCTTCAACGATCTGTTTCAAACCGCGTCTCAGTTTGAAACCCGATCTAACGTCACCGCGGTCGAGTGGGACATGCGTAAGTCCGAGTCGATGATCATGCTCGGGCCGGTTCTCGAAAGGATCGACTACGAGGTCCTCAAGCCCGCGGTTGAGCGCGTCTGGGCCATCATGTTCCGGGCCGGGATGATCCCACCAGCCCCGCCAGAGATCCAAGGCAAAGAACTCACCATCGACTTCGTCTCGATGCTGGCCAAGGCCCAGGACGCCACACAAGCCACTTCTATCGAACGTATCCTCGGCCTGGCCGGCAACCTCGCGGGCGTCGATGCTAGCGTGATGGATAATATTGACATAGATTACACCATTGACAAAATGTCTAGCCTACTCAACAATGATCCTAAGATGATTCGGAGTCCTGAAGCTTTGGCCGCGATTCGCAAGCAACGAGCCGATCAACAGCAGCAGGCGCAGCAGGCCTCAGTGGCCGAGCAGTTGTCGAAAGGCGCTAAGACTCTGTCTGAAACTGATGTTGGCGGCGGGCAGAATGCGCTGCAAGGAATGCTAGGTGGTTGATTACAACGCAAGCGATCGCAAACATATCCGGGCGGCAGAAAAGGCCGCAGCCACAGCGGAAGCCCAACGGTCCGAGGTCGTTGTTGAGTCCATGGCCACTGTACCCCGGCGCCGATATGTCTGGGACAAACTGGCTGATTGCGGTATCTTTCGTACTACCTTCTCGCCTGACCCACTGCAAATGGCCTTCAACGAGGGCCAGCGTAACCAAGGCCTGGTACTTCTCAACGACATAATCGAACACTGCCCTGATCAATTCATCCAAGCAATGAAAGAGCACAATGAGCGACGTAGCAATAGCGGAAGCACCAACAGAAGCCCCAGCAGGGAACTCGACCGAGGCGAGGGCGCCGGATGGGACTCTGAAGGACGTCCAAGCGAGCCAGGCCCCGGCGACGCCTGAACCTACAAAGACTGCCGAGGCCGCGAAGGAAGGCGATAAGCCTGCTGCCGAGAAGGGCGTTGTCCCTGAGAAATACGAGCTGAAGCCCGCCGAAGGCACGACCCTTGATGAGAAGCTAATCGCCGAAGTCACGCCGGTCTTCAAAGAACTCGGGCTCGATAATGCACAGGCCCAGAAACTGTTCGACTTCCACTCAAAGGCTGTACAAAGCGCGCTTGAAGGGCCGGCCGCTCTGCTTCAAGAGATGCGGGCCTCCTGGCGTAACGACGTTGTAAAGGACGCCGCTCTCGGCAATGGAATCGACAACCTCAAGCCGGAAGTTCGGGGCAACATCGCTAAGGCAATCGAGGCCGTAGGCGATGCGAAGGCCGTAGCTTCTTTCAAAGAGGCCATGGACCTTACCGGCGCTGGCGATAACCCGGCGTTGATTCGGGGCCTTAACAACCTCGGCAAGCTTCTCTCGGAAGGCACCCTTGTTCGTGGCGCCGCGCCTGCTTCCACAGGCCAGACCGCACCGGGAGCCACTGCTAGACCTTCACCGGCGCAGGCAATGTATCCTGGCCTCCCTTCTTCCGCGCAGTCTTAGCCCCAGAGTGGGCCGAACAGCTAACGCTCAGATAGGACCTCGCAAATGTGCTTAACCCCTCACCTTTCACTATTCACACTGGAGTGACCTAAATGGCCACCATCGGCTCTACCGCACTTACCTACGCGGATTGGGCAAAGCGTATGGACGATAATTATCGCGTGGCGATGATCATCGAACTGCTTTCCCAGACCAACGAAATCCTTGACGACATGATGGTCGTCGAAGGCAACCTCCCAACGGGCCACAAAACTACGGTCCGCACCGGCCTGCCTCAGGCCACGTGGCGCTTGCTCAACCAAGGCGTGCCAAACGCGAAGTCGACCACCGCTCAGATCGTTGACACTTGCGGCAACCTCGAAACCTACGCGGTGATCGACAAGGACATCGCCGACCTCAACGGCAACACCGCTGAGTTCCGGCTCTCCGAGGTCCGCGCGTTCCTCGAAGGCATGTCGCAGCAGGTTGCCTCGACCCTGATCTATGGCAATCAGTTTATCAACCCGGAACGGTTCACCGGCTT